CTAGCATATTAGCCAATGCTGATATGGCGACTACCATCTCAACACCATCTAGCAGTTCTTCAAGTTTTTCAATAAGTTCATCTAGTTGATCTTGATTTTCAACTTTGTCTAACATGCTCATAAGTCTCCAGTGATTTTGCGAATGATTAAGCCAAGGTCGGCATCTTCCCAGGGGGATAACTTCCCTGATCTGTCTTTTGCTGTCCACAGCCCGTCAGAGTCACACATAAGCCCACGATGAGTAGCACCATCAGCATCACGCTCAACACGCAGAGCCAGAACTTCATCGAAGAAATAAGGTAGCATCTGACCGAGTTTGTTTCCTGGCATGCTGGGGGAATATAAAATTCTTCCGTTTTCATCTGTCGCTTTCTCCGTCTTAGCACTCATGTACACATGCTTTCTTGGCAGATCTCTAAAAGCGCGGATCAGGTCTGTCATCTGCTCTTGCAGTGCGCCATAGGCTTGTCTAGGGTCTTTGGTTAGCTTCTTCTCAGTGTTCAGAACAACTTCAGCGATCTCAGAGATGCTGTCAATTGCGACTGATTGAAACTGATTAGCTTCTTCTGAGTTTGAAAGCCACTCAAAAGCTTCATTTAATTCCGTCATGTTAGTGACGTTCAAATATGGAATCTCAAGATCAGCAAGTGCCAATAGACCGCCTTCTGCTGAGATCACTACTGGGGTTGGAAGAGTGCCAATAAGAGTGGTCTTACCAGCGCCGGATTGACCATGGACAAGGATCTTGACGCTATCGCTAGCGTAACCCTTGGTAGTCATTAGTTGAATTGCCATTTCATACTCCTTTGTTATAGAGCCGTTCTTGCTGGCTCGTTGACAAGATTAGCGACTTCGGTCTATGCTGTCAAGCACCAAGTTAAATTTATTTAAACGGGAGTCAAAATGCTTGATTTAGAACAAATTCGACATCTATTGATTGATAGGCGTATTGACATGGTGGCTGATGCCACTGGTTTGCACTATGCGACAGTTCAGGAAGTGAGATCTGGAAAGCAAAGCAATCCATCTTACAACACTGTAAAAGCTCTTAGTGAGTATCTTGAGGGGAAAGCGAATGGCTAATCTAGCAGAAGCCGAGAAGTTCTTAAATCTGCTAGATGAGTGCGCTGATAAATTTACGTTTCAAACATTTGATGATGACAAGAACCGAAAAAATCCGCAACTAGCGCGGTGGCTACATGGCGATGCTGTAACGTTGCACGATACGTTAACTGAGTACAGTAATGCTGGTGCTGGTGTCTATGTTGCCGTTCAAGAGATGGATGGAACTGGTCGGGACAATGAATCAGTTAGTCGAATTCGCGCAATCTTTCAAGAGGATGATGGCGATGGAAAGCCTTTACCATTAGAGCCGCACATCAGCGTTAACAGCAGCCCTGGAAAGTACCATCATTATCTGTTAGTTGATGGATTGACTGTTGCGGACTTCAGAGCCGTCATGCGCGTCATGGTCCATAAGTACGGATCAGACAAGAACGCACAAGATCCTGCTAGGGTTTTACGTCTACCAGGGTTTGATAGTCACAAATATGGCGAACCATATAATGTGCAAATCGTGCATGAGTCTGGCGGTGTTCCGTACACCAAGGAGCAGATCTTTGCGGCATTTAACGTTGATGAGCATGAGATAAACAATAAGCAGTCTGATTATGATGGCGGGACAATGCATGTCTCCAGCAGAGTCATATCAGAACTACGATCAGCGTTGGCATACATGTCATCAGATGATCGTGATCACTGGGTGCGTATGGGTTTAGCACTTAAATGCCTTGGCGATGTAGGGCGCGATCTCTGGGTTGAATGGTCTGCAAGATCTAACAAATGGCGGGATGAGGATGAAGAGCAATGGCGTAGCTTTGAACCAAAGGAGATAACATACAGGACAGTTTTTAAGACTGCTCAGTTGCAGGGATGGATCAATCCTATGAGCAATGATTCAGAGCCATTGTATGATCCTGAGTCTGACATTTTCAAAAAGCTAAAAGCAGTCTTTGCGAGAGAGATTCCAAAAACTTATGAAATTCCTGATGAGCTTGTTGAAGAGCTTTTAATCCGCAATGAAATCAGCATCATCTATGGCGATAGCAACTCTGGTAAGACATTTCTAGCAGTTGATATGGCTTGCTCCATTGCGTTAGGCACAGAATGGCTAGGGCGCAGAGTAGAGCAAGGTCTTGTTGTTTATCTCGCTACGGAATCACCAGCATCAATCAGACTTCGAGTACAGGCTTATGAGAAGTTTCATAGATGCTCAATAGGCGATGGCTTAATCATTGTCCAAGCGCCAGTGAACTTTCATCATTCAGAAACAGACATCAATCACGTTATTAGACTAGTAGAACAAGCAGAAGAAATAACTGGTAGAAAATGCGAACTTATAGTATCTGATACACTTGCAAGAATATCTGCTGGTGCTAATGAAAACTCTGGTGAAGATATGGGTCAAGTAATGGCTCGATTTGATATATTAAAAAACGCAACTAGAGCGCACTTATCTATTATTCATCATGCTGGTAAGAATCAAGCTGCTGGCGCTAGAGGATGGTCTGGCATGAGAGCGCATGTTGATACTGAAATTGAAGTAACAGAAAAAGGATTAGTACGAAAAGCGCAGATAATGAAACAGCGCGGTTTACCAGGGAAAGGAGATGATATTTATTTCAGACTATCAATAGTAGAAATGGGTACTACAAAATGGGGAAAGATAGCAAGCACATGCGTTGTTGAGTTCGATTCTGAACCAGCAGAGTCAGAGCCAGAAGATAAAGGTCATGCTAAGAAAATCAGATTTTTGACTGATGCTTGGATAGACTCTGGCAAGCCAATGGAGAGGGGCAAGCCATACGTTAGCAGACCGGCACTTAAGCAAGCAATAGAAGATAATGGGTATTCTTCTGTCAGAAATCAGACCATGCTGTTCACTGCAATGGCAAAATCTGGTCAACTTGAAGTCTTTAAAGATGGTTGGATTGTTGTTGATGACAAGTTTTACTCTCAAATGATGGTCCTTAGATGAGTGTCATTTTTGTCATTTTTGTTACATTATTAACGGTGATTCTGTTGTCACTGTCACTTTTACCTTTAGGTAAAGTGACAGATGACACTAAAAAATGACACAACATGAAAACGATCACATTAGAACTTCCTTATCCTGTTTCGATGAACGCAATCTGGCGGGTCTACAAGAACAAGCAAGTTCTCAGTAAAGAAGCGATCCGATATCGCAATGAGGTCAAGTACGTTGCAAGCAAGCACAAGATTGCTTTGACTAGCGATCAGGTCAGTGTGATAATAGAACTGAGGCCAAAGGAAACGCAGTCTGGTCGAGAGTCAAAGGTCTGTATTGATCTCGACAACTGCATCAAAGCAACTCTAGATGCGCTCCAGGGTATTGTATTCGCGAATGACAAACAGGTGCGCCGGATCTATGCCTATTATGGCGAACCAGTAATAAATGGCGGTTTAATAATAACTATTGAAAAGTATGAATAACGATAGATATCTTGCTGAGTATATGCCGGTCTGGAAGCGTATCACTAAAGATAATAAACCAGCAGAAGGCGTGAAGATGTTATTACGCACTGCATATGGATCTGCGGTGGTCGGACAATATTACCCTGCTGGTGAATTCACTCACTGGTGCGGTCTTCCAAAATTAAGCGACGAAGAAAAAGAATGGTTGAAAACAACGGCTCGATAAAAATATGTTAACTCAAGAAAAAGTAAAAGAGTTGTTTCACTACGAACAAGATACAGGCAATCTTGTATGGCTAGTTGACCGCCGCGCTCACAAAGTGGCTGGAAAGATTGCGGGATATTTGAATAATGAAGGTTATTTAAGAATAAGAATTGATGGCAAAGGGTATCAGGCGCATCGGTTGATTTGGCTTTATGTCAACGGAACATGGCCCGTAAACGAGATCGACCATGTAAATGGCGTTAGGAACGATAATCGCATTTCCAATCTGCGAGAAGTGACCAACTCGCAAAATTTGCAAAATCAGCGAAAACCAAGTTTAAACAATACATCTGGTTTTCTTGGCGTCTCGACGTATAGAGGAAAATGGTTAGCGCAGATTAAATTGTCAAGCAAGAAACAGCATATTGGCTATTACGATACGCCAGCAGAAGCACATGCAGCCTACATAGCTAAAAAGCGTGAGATCCATCCATTTGGAACATTGTAAGATGCCAAAAACAAGAGAGGATCTAGTGGGTAGAGTATTTGGTTATTGGACCATCTTAGACAATGCAGAAGATCGGATCTTTGGCAGTCAACGCAAACAGGTCGTTGTCGCCAGATGTCGCTGCGGAAAAATCAAGTCAGTTCTTGCTCAGAACATCGTTAACAATAAGTCACGCTCATGCGGGTGCTACCAGCAAGAACGTGCTAGTGCCTGGATGCAGGACAACTGGAAAAAGAAGAGAGGTTTATAATGCCATCGTTTAGCGATCTCGAACTTAAAGTCCTACGCTGGGCAGAAGCTAGAAAGATCATTCCGAACTCTATCAGCCATGTCCAGGCACTAAAGCTGGTGTCAGAAGTTGGCGAACTTTGCGATTCAGTCATCAAGAAGGACCGCGATGGGGTCATAGACGGCCTAGGAGACGTTCTAGTCGTTTTAATCATCTTAGCGGACCTAGAGCGCTTAGATTTACTTTCGTGCCTAGAATCGGCTTACAATGAGATTAAGGATAGGCGCGGCACTTTACAACCCAACGGTGTGTTCATTAAAGAAACACTAACAGCGCAAGCTGATACAAGAGTCAGCATTGACGATGCAACGCCAGAACAATGGGATAATATAAGATGAAAGAGCAAACAACCTGGGCAGATGGCGAAAGAGGCGATGGCGCTAGAGACATCAACGAACATCAAGCTGGCGGCGATCATTACAAGCGCATGGCAGTTCAACCCTGGGATGTCATGGAATCTATTTTGACGGCAGAAGAGTTCGCTGGCTATCTCAAAGGCTGTATAATCAAACATACCATGCGAAACAACTCAAAACCTGGCGAGTCTAACGATCTAGAGAAAGCCAAGCATTACATGGCTAAGTTAAATGATTTTGAAAAAAGAATGTTCTAATTGTGAATATTTTGAGCCAAATAGAACTTGTTTCGGCCATGGCTATTGCGTTGTTAATAGTCTATTGGATGTCGGACCAGAACCCAAGGCTATGACGGATACTTGTGAACTTTGGTTAGAACGATCTGAGGATGAATGATGCCAAGTCTTGCTAATCTGCTGGAAAACTACCGCAATTGGAAGGGTCGTCAAGACTGGCAGTCCGGTAAAGAGATGCAGGACTATTTTGGCGGCGATCCGGTAGCGCAGGAACAGTTTGAGCAGCTATCTGGATTTGGCACTGGGTCGCATGGTGTGCAGGGCGGGTTAGCTGGCATGATTAAAGCCAGTCATGGCAGTCCTCATGCGTTTGAGAAGTTTGACTTTAGCAAGATTGGCTCTGGCGAAGGCGCACAGGCATACGGTCACGGTGGATATTTCGCTCAAGGGTTTGATAGTCCAGTGGCGAAGGAATATCAAAGACAATTAGCCGGAAAAGATGAAGGAATAGCTGGACAAATTGCTTCCAATGCAATTAAAGGAAGAACTCCGGAACAAGCAATTGATTATCTTACGCCAACCAATAGCATGACTAAAGAAGCGGCGCAAGTTCAACAACAAGCAATTGATTTAATAAAACAAGGACTTGCAAGCAAAGGCCATCTCTACAACGTCGAACTCAAATGGCCTGATGCTGCAAAAGAAGCGGCTGATCCGCTTGGTGAACATCATTTGTTTGAATGGCATACACCGCTTAATGAACTTTCTGCTAAAGACGCTGAAATCATCAACCCAATTTTGAAAAAACTTAATGAAAGTCCAAATCCTAGTTTGTTTAGCAATGTTCAAACCGCAGGCGATGTTGTTAAGTACGCTCAGGCTCTTGGACTAAATCCTGCAAATGAAATTGCAAAAGCTGGATACCCCGGAATCAAATACCTTGATGCTGGATCACGCGGCGTTGGCAAAGGCTCACGCAATTACGTCATGTTTGATGATCGTTTTCCAGAGATTGTTAGTCGAAATGGAGTAAGTCTTTCTGACTTGTTAAGACGATGAATGAAGTTAGCGAAAAAATAACCAAAAAGAAACCGAGAGGCAAGCCGTTTGACGGATCAACTCCTGGTCCTGGTCGCCCTCCAGGCGTTCCAAATAAACAAACTCGCGAAATCAAAGAGATGTTAATGCAATCTCTTGAAGACGCTGGCGGCGCTGATTATTTTAGACAACTCGCTGAAACAAACTCATCTGCTTATGCTTCTTTACTTGGCAAAATTATCCCCGCTGAAGTAAAGAATCAAATCACTGGCGCTGACGGCGGTCCAGTTCAACATTCAATCAAGGTGAAGTTTGACTGAAACAACAGCCAGCTTTCCAAAGAAGCTCCAAGGTATATTTGAGCCATATCGTTATAAAGTAGCTTATGGCGGTCGAGGTTCTGGCAAGTCCTGGGCTTTCGCTAGAGCTTTACTAATCCAAGCCGCTCAATCTCCATTGCGGGTCTTATGCGCTAGAGAAGTGCAGAAGTCCATTAAGCAGTCTGTTCATACGCTATTAGTCGATCAGATCCAGGCTTTAAACCTCGGACAGTTCTACAATGTCACAGAAACACAAATCTCCGGCATTAACGGCAGTACGTTTTCTTTTGCTGGTCTTGCTAATCATACCGTTGAAAGTATCAAGAGCTTTGAAGGCTGCGATAGATGCTGGATTGAAGAAGCTCAAACAGTATCCAAAAAGTCCTGGGATATTCTTATTCCTACTATTCGCGCTCCTGGCTCTGAAATCTGGGTATCACTTAATCCAGACCTCGACACAGACGAAACCTATCAGCGATTTGTACTTAATTCCCCACCTGACGCGCTCATTGTCAAAATAAACTATGCAGATAATCCCTGGTTTCCAGATGTATTAGAAAAGGAGCGCCAGCATTGCCTCAATGTCGATACTAAAGGATATGCCAACATTTGGGAGGGTGTTCCAAAGACTGTTGTAGATGGGGCCATCTTCGCTGAAGAGTTCCAGGCAATGGTCGACGACCACAGAATTACTCATGTCAAGCATGATCCGTTCCTCAAAGCACATGCGATCTTTGACCTCGGTTGGAATGATGCGATGACAATTATTGTTGCACAACGATCAGGATCAGAGTGCAGGATTATTCATTACATTGAAGAGTCATTCCAGACCTTAGACTGGTATTCATC